GTATGGCTCGTGATGAACAAAACAGGCAAGCCCACCGAGAAGCCGGTAAAAAAGGGGGTAACCCCAATTTGGTTAACCAAAATTCAACCAAAACTCAACCAAAGCCCCAACCAAAGCCCCAACCAAACCCCAACCAAAGCCCCAACCAAAGCCCCAACCAAAAACCAACCCCTTCATCTTCATCTTCATCTTCATCTTCATCTTCATCTTCATCTTCGGATTATACCCCCCCTACCCCCCCAAGGGGGGAAAGCGCGCAAGCGCGCGAACCGGTTTTTGAAAAAAAATCGAAGCATGGTTTTTCGGAAAATTCCACGTTAGCCGAAAGCGACAAGGAAACCAAAGAACTGGGCGCGCCGATTTTGAACGCAAACGGGCCGCCAAGCAACGAACACAACACGAGTGGGGCTGGACTTCCACTCAAAAACGAAAGTGCCGTAAAACGCGCCACAACGCAAAATCCAAAAATTGAAAACGAAACACCTTACCAGCCACGCGCTCGTCCCGTTCACCCGTTAAGCACCATCCTTGCCGGTTGGCCCCTGGAGTTATCGGGCGAAGACTTGACCAAGCAGGCTTGGCTTGAGTTTCGGACGCATTGCTACAACGCGAGCCGCAGCTTAAGCCCACCAAGCGAACAGGCGCAATGGCGCTTGCTCATCCAACTCAAATCGCAAGACGAGCGCGTGAGACTCATCCACGACACCATCGCAGCGAACCAGTACACCGTTAAATGGACTTTTGACAAACTGAAAAATGGAAACCAACACACAGCTAACCGTGGCACGGCCAGCACCGGGCCTGCCATTACCCCTGGGGGACTTGCAGCAGCAGGTGAAGCAGTGCTTCGACGTATCCAAGCCGGTCAGTGAAACGGCAATGGCCTTAGCCTGTGGCGCGCAACCGCACCTTACGCTGGCTATTGCTAACCGCGATACCTCGTTGCAGGCAACCGTTTACACGCATTTGCTAGCGGCACTGGGGCGCACGGCGGCAGCGCTTGGCGCTCGAAATACCAGCATGGCGGCTGAAGACTTTCAAACCTTGCTTAGCGAAATGGCGGGGGATATTCTCACGCACGAAGACTTTCGGACGCTAGAGGTTTGGATGCTACCCGCCTTCTTCAAAGACTATCGCACGGGCAAGTTTGGCCCGGACTACAACCGGTTCGACAGCCTCACGATCTGCAATGCCCTACGCGAGTTCATGGCCAATACGCGCAATGCATTGGCAAGGGCCGCCAAGGAACATGAGAGCGCGCAGCGCGACAAAGAGCACCGCGACTTCGAGGCACGGATGGCCGACCCTGATTACCGCAAGCAAGTGGACGCGGCTAGGGAACAAGCTATGCGCGATAATCCATTTCTTCAACAAGTCATGGAAAAAAAAACAGCACTACCCGCCGTGAACAAAGAAGAGCGTCGCAAGCAGAAACAGGCTTTGCGCGCTAAGTTTGAAGAAGACTTGGTCAAGTTCACAACCGTAAAGGACTTGGAGAATCTAGCGAACCACATGCCCGCAATCTTCATGGGCCTCGACTACGACACCGAGCAGTGGGCTTTGCAAAGGATTCAGGAACGCATTTTGAAACTGGAGAAAGGAGGACACCAATGAGCAACCCCACACTCACCGCCGCCGAGTTCCGCACACAGTTCGCCGGACAATCAGTCCCCAAGAAGAAAGGATGTAAGCCCGCATTCCCAAGCGAAGAAAAAGCTCATCTAGCCAAGCAACGGCATTTCCTTCACCTCCTACACAAAGCCGGTTTACCGGCCCCCATACCCGAATTCCAGTTTAACCCTGGCCGAAAGCACCGCTTTGACTTCGCCTGGCCGTCCCATTGGCTGGCCATAGAAATTGACGGCGGTAAATACATCCAAGGCCGACACCACACCGCCCAAGGCAAGGCATCCGACGACCTCAAGAAGAACCATGCCCAACTCATGGGCTGGACGGTGCTGGTCTTCGACTACGACAACCTGCTATCCCCTTCAACAATTAATGAAATCAAATCCATCTTACTACCATGAACGCCTACGACCTCTTTAACCACATAGCCATCGACCAAGCAATCATGCGCGGTAAACCCTGCATTAAGGGCACCACAGTAACCGTTGACCTCGTTTGCACCAAGATGTACGCGGGCTACAAGCTATACCAAGTGATGGACCAGCACAACTTAACCAAAGAGCAAATCACCGCTGCCAGGCTCTACAACACCTTGGCCCGCAAGGGGCAGTTGCCGAGACTACCCACCCTAAACACACAAGCCCAAACCACTAACAACCCATGCTAACCGAATCGCCACGTACTGGCCAACCCATGCCAGTTAGGCCGGTACATCAATTTGCAAATTCACTCCAAGCAACATATCCAAAGGCACAACCGCCGGCACTTTCTCCACACCTGTTCCCCTGAATCGCATGATAGTAACGTTGCGCTTTTCTTTTTGCTCGTGATCGTGTTCAACACCCACACGTTCGACGCTCCTAAACCATTCGTCATCGGTGCCCTGGCTTCCAGCACTTATACCCTGCAGCACCGCCCAAATTAAGTATTCAAGCGTGAAATGAAACAGCGCGATATCTTTATCAGCCGCGCCAAGACTATTGCGCCACGTTTGATCGGAAATCACATGCACTGCAAATTCAAATGACACTTTTTGACTTTTAATTACATTTTGTCCCAAGGTGAACTCAGCGCAATCCCATTGCGTGATTTCAACAAATGCCGCAGGCTTCACGTAGCTCTCTTTTTCGTCCTCATTTTCAGGTTCGCCCTGCCACCAGCCTATACTGCTCTTCGCAAAAAGAGGCACGCCAGCACTTTGCTCAAGTGTAGCCAGCTTGGCACAAATCGTTTCGTAAAGCAACTTTTTCATTTTTTGAAAGCCTTAATTAAAGTTTGTTGCACCTTATGTTTTAGTGCCCGATTCAGCACCTTACTTTCACCAACGAATTTACGTTGTGGCAATTTTCCAGGAACGCCTTCGTTGTGAAACTTTGCGTATGGCACTTCAGCATCGTCAACCCCAACAACCGCCGAATTAGCGGTAAGCCGCAAAGTATTAATAGCCCGCTTAAGGCGGCCGGTTTTATTGAGGGGAGCCCGGCCAGCGTCCTTTTTTGATTTCAAGGGTGGCCACTTCTTCACTACCCCGCCATCAACCCTAAAGCCGTGCCGCTTGTCGACATTGTCCAAAAACTCGTTCTTAGCCACTATGCCCAAGGCTTTTGGCAAAACCTTAAAGGCCTGTTTGACGCGCATGGCGACAACCTTAAAGTTGTTACGCTTCATTGCCACCCGCCACCTCCTTTATGATTTGTTCACGCACTTGCCTATTACTGGGCACATACGGGTGTTTGTCAGTAAACACCTGGCCGCTTATGCCAACGTTGTTTTGCCATTCTATCGGCACATTTGCATCACGTACTTTGCGCATCATATCTACCCTATCTGTTACCTTGGCCGAATCATCATGCTGACCTACCCTGCACCGGCAGCCAAAGCCTAACGGTGGATAATGCGTACGCCAAAAAGCATCCGTAATCTTACGCTTAATGCCGTTAAGCACTCTATGCGCTGGCCTTACCCTATCATCATTGGACGTTACGAACTCTAGAATTGGAAACAATTCCGCTTCCTCTTCATATCGATGCCAGTTACGCGCCATTTGTGCGCTAGCCACAGTTGTGTTGTATTCAGCATATAGCCACTGTTTGTTATAGGTTTCCACAACCGGCATCGCAACCCGCCTGAACTCACTAAACGAACGCACCACACCATTTTCATCAACCAACAATTGCTTTAAGTCGAACTGCTGCGCGTAGGCCTTGAATGCGCCGAAGTCGGCTAAGTTCTCGCTGATGGCTGCCTTAAACCCCTCATTGGGCATTAGGTCGAATCCATATTTGCCAGTGAAGCCCGACAAAAAAAACTCCCCATACTTGCGTGCAAGCACTGAGTCTACAATTCCGGCGTTGCCTTCGTAAATCTCACGCAGTACGCGATCAAACTCATCCGTGTTGTTCTCAAAGAAGCCCCTAGCCGTCGGTGAAAGCCGCTCGTCATCTTCGTTGCTAAAATGCGGGCAACATCCGCCAGTGTAGAGCAACGTTAACCTACACTGGCGCGCCGAAAAGACCGGTATCGATTATGCGTCACAACCCTGCTAGCACCCGCTGTCTTAGCGATATCATCGCCCAATTGAAGTTGCTGGCCTTCTTCGTCGTCGTCATCGCCCACATCACTTTCCTTTTCCAAAACAGGAACGCCGTATTTGTCGCTAAAATATTCAGGGTCGATCGTCAGGTTTTGAGTCGTTAGAATGCGCTGCAGGATTTCGTCGCGCTGCGCTAGCATCAGTAAATCTTCCTCTTCTTCCTCTATGTAGTCGAATCGCAGACCTTTAACCATAAACCCATCACGATCCATCAGCGGTAACAGCTTGTTGTTAAGAAAGTTTTTAACCATCATACAATCGCCGTTGGTTACGTCATCTTCCGCCTCACGGTGCACGTTGCCTTGGGCTCGTGTGCCGCTCTTGCCGCTATCGGTCGTTAAGGTATTGCCCAAAATCAGTTTTGAAATTTGCGCGTCTGCAAGGTTTATCAAACGGTCAAACCCCTCACCATCTTGGCCTGCACTGGTATCAATAAACTCTACCTTGTCGGCCAGTTCTTGTTTGCCCGCACCGTTGTGTCCAACACCCCAGGAAGCGCTGCCTAGGTTCTGCATCATCTCCGCAAAATCTTGCGCCCGTTTTTGGTTTGTCAAGTCCGTGGTGCCAAACCTGAAGGGGATACCCGCACGCTGGTTGTACTCGATGAATTGTGAAAGTGATAAACGTTTTGCAATTACAAATGGCATGGCTTTGGTTACCAAACCCAAATCGCGGTGTCCCCCGATTTCAAAAACACGCGGAAAAATAATCCTACCATTTTCATCACGATAAGTTATTCCCTGCGCATCTTCCAGGCCGGTGCGCACCGAGCCGTACTCGGGAAACACGTTTATATTCGGGAACTTGCGTATTTGTTCAAATACTAACTCGCCACGTTGATTTTTTACTGCCTTTGTCAATTCGACCAACACATAGCCGTAATAAATACTGTCCATCGCATACCGCAACAGTTCCACAAACCAATCATTCCAAAGTTGCTTGCTTGCTTCAATGTCCTTCTCACCCGCTTCATTGACAAAGACCCAATCTTTACCAATCACCTTTTGGGTACGCTTCTCCATCACTGCAAATAAGTGGGGGTCTAAAACCGCCTGGTTAAGCAACATCCACAGGCGTGTGCGATTCGGTTGAATGTAGCTTTCTGCTTGCACTAAAGCGCCGATGAAATCGTCCATCTCCAATGGCTTGCGCTGGGTCGGGATGGGTTTTATTCGCGCAAATAGCTCACCTACCGGCTCGTTTTTGATAGGTGTTGTTATGTCTTGATTTACGACCGGCTGCGGCTTGAATAAGCGTTGCCAAATGCTTTGCTTGTTTTCCATTTTCTTTAGAATCGAGTGGTGATAGGGTTGATCGCGTTACCGTAGCGCAAGAAGGTACCGTAAATGTTATCGCTAGGGTCATCAGGCATAAGCCTGAAACCAGTGGGCACACGGCCCCCAACGGCAATATCTTTGAGCCATGCCATCGCCGCATCGTATCGCTTCACGCGTACTGCGCTTACGTTCTCGTTTTTGATGGCTGCCTCAAGCAGATAAATAACAATATCAATCATGCATTCTACAAGCTGTGGGTTGCGTGGGCCTCTTATCGCTTGCCATAACCAGCTGGGCGAGGCTGTGCCATCGACCAGAACGTCGTAACCAATCGGTCGAATGTTGCCGGGCCCAGGTGGAATGCCAACACCAGGCGGCGGGTTGAGTGCTTGGTAAATAGCATCTTGGTACTCTACTTGATCCAAGGGGTTGTAGGCTCTAGAGGGATCGTAAGGGCTTGCTGCAGCAAATTGCTCGTCGATCAAAATCCTATCTCTTAGTTTAGATGCTATTTCTTCATAGGCCGCATTTTCCGCCTGTATGCGCAAGGCCGGATTGCCACGCAGCAAGTCCAGTAAAATGTTGTCTTTTATGTAAAGCGCATAGTCGCTATCTTTCAAGAATCGGCCGCTCGGCGAACCCAAAAACGTAAAGCCGTTTAATGTAGCTATACCACCCAATGTTTCTACAGAAACCTGCCCAAGGCTGCCAAGACCCACCCATGCATTTATTTGAGTTGCGCTAACTACGACAAAGTAGGCTGCTGGGGTACCGCCAAACTTAACCGCGCTTGCATTTAGGAAGTTTGCGCCTGTTAACACCACGCGGCCATACTGGCCGGACGCAGTCGGGGTGAACGAGGTAATAATGGGCGCAGGGACGAATGTAAACCCATTCAAGCTGCCCGTGCCAAACGAAGTTGTAACATTAACACTACTTCCCGCATTCGCGGGAACAACAGCTGTGATTTGTGTATCACTCACCACCTGGTAACTTGTCGCATCGATCACGCCAAAAGCAACGCTTGTTGCCGCGGTGAAGTATTGGCCATTGATGGTTATCGTTGCGCCCGCACCAGCCGTAGACGGCGTAATACTGGCAATGGTGGGCGGTAAAGAGGTTCTACTCATTAGAATCTGTGTTTGCGGTTGATAATGTCCTTACCTGCTTGGTAGTTAAAAGTCCCGGTTTCATACCCTTGGAATTTAAGAAACTGCGAACGCCACACTTCGCACACTCCGTAATCCATGCTATCGCTGGTGTGGCCATAGGGTTCATAGCTTTGACCGTTTGCCGAGTTGCGCACCTTCTTCTTGACCTTGCCTCCATCGCTGTTTTGATCAACATTATTCATGTCGGCCAACAAATTCAGGCAATGTTGGTCTATCTGTATCTTAAGACCCTCAAACTGGGCACGAAGTATTTCGTTGATAAATACACCGCGCATATGTACCGGCGGATTAGCAGCCGGCACCCTCATTTGTGGCATCCAACTTGTTAAGGACTTTTGAATAATGCCGAAATCGTCATACCCAGCAGATGTGCGCGTATCGCGCTGATAGCCGCTTGCGTCGCCATAAACAAAGCAGCCGCCCCCATGTTCGCGGTAACGCAGCTTTAGCTCGTCGCATACATCCAAGGTTGAGTTGTTGGGCGGCGTGAGGCATAGCTCATCAATACAAGTAAACGTTTTGCCACCATCGGTAAGCGTCCAAACTGTGCACGTATTGTAAGGGATACTGTTAAAGTCGAAGCATAAATGCAATGGCTCATGAGTATTGTAGAGATGCTTAAAGCTTCCTGTATGCAAGTTGTATTTGAAGTGTTTGTAAAATTCAGCACCTGTATTCAGTTTGCCCCACTCCCCAAGCACATAGATGCGGTACATGTTCTCATCTGCACGCACCCGTTTATTTAGTACTTGGCGGTAATCATTATCTATAAACGCGTTGTCTTTATATGTGGTGCGTTTAATGAATACATCTTGAGCCTGCTTGTCAAAAAACATCCCCTTAATCCAATGGCTTTCATCAACGGGGTTGAAGGTTAGGATGATTTGCTTGTAATTAGGCATTTGCCCGCGCAGGCGCAAATCAAGTTGGGTAAACTCTCGCGGGTACTCAATTTCAGTGGCCTCTTCAACCCAAATACTTGTGGGCCGCTGGAGCGATTTCAACTTTTCGGCATCATCTAGGCCGGTAAAGATGATTTCGTTACCGTTGTAAATGTCCTTAAACATCATCGGGCGGCGCGTAATGACAAACCGTTCGCGGATGCCCAGGGATTCGGCACGCTCAACCAAAAGGTTAAAGACACTTAGCTGCAATGTGCTTGCATAACGCCGTAATACCCAAATTCGATGATTGGGCTCGCTTACAACCCGCAACAGCACTTTATCAGCTGCTGCTACCGATTTACCACTACCCGCACCGCCGTATAATATGGCATACCGCTTCGTCGTGTCCATAAAGGGCACGTAGGCTTGGTTTACCTGTAACTCAGTGGCTACCATTTTCGGGGATGCTTGGTTCGCCTTCGGGCGGGGCGTTCACGGGACGCACAGTAATGTGTGTTACCAGTTTGTCTGCAATACGTTCGGCTAGGTCATCTGTGTCCTTTTCTTTAGGAATAAAGTAAGGAAGCAAATCCGAAAGCACGCGGATGTACTGCAGGCGTAGATTGCAGCGGCTCTCCAGGGTTTTTACCTTTTGGATGTCTACCTCAAGGCCTTCAAGGTGCTCGCCGATTTTTTGAAAAGCATCCATCAACTTAGGGCTTTCGATAATCGCCCGGGTAAGGCGGGGTAGGGTACTAACAGCACCTTTCGGCCTACCCTTCGGGTTACCACTTATGCCTTTGGTAAACATATTGGTATGCGTTGTTTGAAGTTTGTTTTTTGTTGTTGTTACAACTATTTATCAGTTACTGGATAATATATCATGGAGCCGTTTTTGGGATAGCCCATAACGTGTACCCAGCTCGTTAAAGCAGTCGTCGAGCCGCCGGCGCTGCTCGCTGTGCAGCCGGTTAAACTCCTCGCGGATGTAGTTGTCGCGCTTCAATCGGTTTTCTTTTCGTTTCTGATGCCATGCAGCCATAGTAAAGTAATCGGTTGAACAAATTTCGCAATCAAATAACCAATTGAGTTAGAATACTTACTAACTGGGTGGGAATTAAGACTAACTGAGAATTAAAATGAGTTGATAAATTTTTGCGGCTGCAACTTTGTACCATGCAGGCGGAAATTGTCCTTAACACTGTTATCGGCCAGGGCGATTTATTCGAGCCCGGTACTACCGCCAAGGATTTTTTGGGGTCGCTCACCAAAGCGACGGGTGGTGATAAGCAAACGCCCCTAAACATCATTATCAACTCACCCGGCGGCAATGTGCACGACGGGCTAGAGATGTATAACGCCTTGCGGGAATATGCTAACAGCACTGCTGTTATCGTAGGTGTGGCCGCTAGTGCTGCCAGTTTCGTTGCCATGGGGGCCGCCCGTGTGGCCATCAACCGGTCGGCCCAATTGATGATACACTTGCCTAAAACGGGTGTTTATGGCAATGCTACCGAAGTCCAGCAAACCGCTGAGGCACTGGAGAAAATGGGCCAAAGCATTGCTGAAATCTACGTGGCTAAAACGGGTTTGCCGAAAGAAATAGTCATGGAGCTTATGGCGGCCGAAACGTGGATGACCGCAGAAGAAGCGCTCGCAATGGGCTTTGTGGATGAAATCCGTGAACACAACGGCGCAGTAACGCGGGATAGCCGGTTGGCTCCTGCAGCATTGTACAGCCAGTCTTTACAGGTAAAGGAAAAGGTAGTAGCCAGGGCACAAACTCAGGCTGAAGCCCCCATTAAGCAACTGCCGGCCATTTACAACCAAGTCAAACAACAACTAAACAACGCCCATACAATGGACAACAAGGAAATTGAGGCAGAAACTGCCAAGGTAAACGAGCTGCAGGCTCAACTCAGTGAGCTCAAGAAGCAAAACGAGACGCTGGCTAACCAACTCAAACAAGCCGAACAGACACAGATTAAAGACGTGCTGGATACGGCGGAAAAGCTTGGCAAGTTCTCGGCCAGTGAGCGCACCAAGTTTGAAGGTATTGCGCAAAAAGGCCTGGATAACCTCAAAGCCGTACTGGACGTACTGCCTGCCAAAAACGACTTAACCCTTTCGGCATTGATCGACAAAAAGACCGAACTGCCCAAGGGCGAATCTGCAAAAACCTTTGATCAGTTATGGCGAGAAGACCCTCAAGCCCTGCTGAAGCTAAAAGAACAAAACCCTGCCGAATACCAACGCTTGTACGAAAACCATTTCGGCATGGCAAAGTACCAAAACGACTACAAGCGCACGGCTTAAACCAAACAAAAAGACAAACTAACCTCTTAAAAAAATGGGTGTACAAACCGAATTTTGGACTGGCGAGGTGATGCGCAAGTTCCGCGCAGCCACCAACTGGCTCAGTGTTCTTGAGGACAAAAGCGCACTAGTCAATAACCGTGTAATTCACGCGGTAGATATTGGGTCAGACCCCAGTGTGCTAGTTGATGCGACCGCTGGCAGTAACATTACTAGTGCAGCTGCTGCTGAAGCCGACCTGACATTCCAGCTTAACAAACTGGAGACCACCAACACCATTGTAACACGCGACGAACTGTACGCGGTGAGTTACGACGTGATCGGCGAAAAAACCAACCAGCACGTAACGCTGCTGAAGGAGTATGCGGGTAGGTTGGCCGCGCAAAACATTGCGCCCGCAGGCAACGCCACGGCTACGCCCGTATTTGTCACATCGGGCAGCGGCGATAGCCCCTACAAGGTGGTAGGCCAAACGGGTAACCGAAACCCAATGGTGCTTAACGATTTGGCCAAGATGGGCAATGCGTTTGACCAACAAAACATCCCGCGCGAAGACCGCTATGTTGTCTTGCACCCTCAGCACTACTGGGATTTAGTGGCCATATCCAACGCGAACAGCTACTTCAACGCCAACAACTTTGTGAAAATGGCCGACGGTCAATTAGTGCCACGCATCCACGGTTGGTACATTTTGATGGCTCAAAACACGCCTACGTTTAATGGTAGCACCTTGGCTAAAAAAGCCATTGGAGCCGTTGCCGCCGCTGCCACCGACTCACCTGCATCCGTATTCTTCTACGGCCCGCGGGTGTTCAAAGGCATGAAGGACATCGAGATGTTCTACCAGGATGCAAGCATCAACCCGCAAACACGGGTTAACACAATCGGTTTCCGCATGTGGTTCGGCGCATTCGCCAAAAAGGCTGAAGCTATCGGTGCAATTGTAAGTGGCTTGGCATAACCCATTAATGACCATGAACAAGCAAGAAGTCATCGATACGTTTTTGCCGCAAATCATCAAGGACGGGTACTTTGAAGCATATCCGACCGAAGATTGTTTGCTCCTTACCGCCGACGGCCAAGTGTTTTTGAAAGCCGATGAAAATTGGGCACAAAGGCATGCCAAGGCTATTGCTGGGGCCAACCAAGAGCCCGAAGTGTTTGAGATACCGCGCAGCGCCGCAACGCCTACAACCGGCAAAACTCAGAAAGGCAAGTAATGGCAATTCCAAGCGTCCAAAATCAACAACTCAACGGGCAACTGGGGGCACAAGCGCAGTTGCAAGATGGTATCGCTGGCCTAATCATGAGCGGCGTTGCCCCAAGCGGCTTGGCCTTACTAACGCCCGCAACCATCTTCAGTGTTGCCGATGCCCAAGCTCTAGGGATTACCGCAGCCTATGATACAGCCAACAGCACAAAGGTATTCAAGCACATCAGTGATTTTTACAAGGTTGCGCCGGCCGGTGCCGAACTGAACATCATGCTGGTGAGCAATGCTGTACTGATGGCCAGCATGGTGGATGTAACGCAAGCACAATATGCCCAAGCACTTCTGAATTACCGCAAGGAAATTAGCTTGTTGGGTATCTCCCGGGTGCCCCCCGGCACCTATGCGCCCACCATTACCGCCGGTATCGATCCCGACGTGGTGAGTGCTGTAACCAATGCACAGGCTTTGGGCAACCAGCAGTTTCAAAATGGATACCGCCTATTAACACTGATTGAAGCCCGGCAAATGAGCGTGTCCAGCATAGGTTCACTACAGAACTTCCGGCAAGGCTCAGCAAGCCGGGTGGCCGTAATTGCGGGCACAGACTTGGCCGGATATGCTGGCGCGAATGTGGGCCAGGCGCTGGGCAAGCTGGCCGCAATCGGGGTAAATAGAAATATAGGTGAAGTCGCCCTGGGTGCCGAGCCCAACACCACGGCCTACCTAGCCGACGGCACAACCAACTGTGCCTTGGCCAGCAAAGGCTTGCTGGATAGCGTCAACGACAAGGGCTATGTGTTCTTCACCCAGCATCCGACACTCTCGGGCTTTTACTTTAACGACGACCCTACGGCCACAGTGGCCACGGACGATGCCTACAGCATCAGCAACAGACGCGTCTTGGATAAGGCGAGCAAGATTGCATTTAACGAATGCATCCAATTTTTGAAATCGAACGTGCCGGTAGACCCTGCAACGGGCAAGCTCGCGCTGGGTTTCTGCGCCACCATCCAAGATGCTATTCGCCTCAGCGGCAAGACGCAAATGGTGGACAATGGCGAGTGTTCGGATTTCCGCGTGTTCGTCGACCCGAACCAAAACGTTGTGGCCACCAGCAAACTCACCGTACAGGTGCGCGTGGTGGTTAACGGCATCGCGCGTACGATTGTATCACAAGTGGCCCTAACCAACCTATTGTAACATGGCGAACTACGAATTCTCCGGCAAGGACGTAAAAATCTACATGGGTGGCAAGGTTGTGGGTGGTGCCACTAAGCTGAATGTAAAGGTTGATCGCGAAACCGTAAACCTATACGTGCTTGGTTCTGCCGACCCTTTCGCCACTACAAAAAAGGTGAAAGTGCGCACCGGTAGCCTCGAGGTTTACCTGAGCGAATGGATTGCCATGATGCGCAGCCTGCCCGGCGGCGGGGACATCACCGATGTAATAGACGCGCAGTTAGTGGCTGTGATGGAGGCTGGGACCGACATTGTGCCGTTTACGGTTATGCTTGGCGGTGTCAATTTTGAAAACTTTGACTGGACAGCGGAAAAGGAAAGCGATAGCATTCCTGTTACAATCAATTTCAAGTACCGCACGCTTCAGAAAATTTAACCCATAACCAAACATGAGCACAGAACAAGAATTCGGCAAAGCAACTGCCGACGAAATCGCCGCATGGAAATCCAAAGGCGAAAACGTCGAAGTCTTTGAGATTGGCGTAGATACGCCTAAAGGCAAGGTCTATGCCTATCTGATTAAAGACGATACCCTGGCCTTTTTCCAAGTGCTGAGCATGTACGCCGGCCGCTTGCGCCACGATGCGGTAGGTGCAGCCGAATTCCTGTTTGACAAGTTGGTGGTTAAGTGCACCGACGATTTCAAAACAAGCGCCAAGGTGCGCATGGCCGCGGTAAGTTTCGTCAATCAAATCGAGGTGGTGGCCCAGGGGGAGTTGCGGCGGCTATAGATGCCGCCAAAATCGGAAAGAAAGACTGGATAAGGCAATGGAGCGCGCTGATCCGGTATCATTTCAAAGTCGACCCTTACAAGTTAAGTGCGCATGAATGGGGGGTAATGGTCAGCGATCTTCAATGGTTGTTTGAGCATAAACAAATCATGTAATGGCTAACGTAGCAGAGTTTGAAGCAATCTTAAAGGACTTTGTCAGCGCGCCGCTGGCCAAGATGGTTGCGCAAACAGAACTGCTTAACCACAAGCTGGACAAACTGCAGCGCACACGCACAGTTAAGGTAAAGGCGGACTTGCCCAAGGAAGTTGAGGGCAGTGGTTTGGAAAAATCCATCGGGGGGATGGTGGGCCGGTTTGCGCCGATGGCGGCTGGCGCGCTGGGGGCCATTTTTGCGGTCGACAAAATCAAGGAATTCGGCATGGAGGTAATCAATACCACCGGCAAGTTCCAAAAGTACGAGGCGGTATTGTCCAACACGGTAGGCAGCAAGGCGCTAGCCGACGCATACCTGACACAGCTGACGGCATTCGCCGCACAAACGCCGTTTTCCGTTGACGAACTAACGAACAGCTTCATTAAGCTGGCCAACCGCGGTATCCGGCCCAGCTTGGATACATTCCGCGCCGTGGGCGATTTCTCGGGCGTGCTGGGCAAGTCATTCGACCAGGTGGTAGAGGCGATATTGGACATCAACAACCAGGTACGGTGGAAGGAAATCGGCGTGAAGGCGGAAACGTCCGGCAACAAGGTGAAGCTAACCTTTAAGGGCATGACGCAGGAAGTGGAGCGCACCGAGGCGGGTGTACTGAAGGCGATTGAAGCGTTCGGCAAGATGCAGGGCGTGGCGGGCACGATGGAGGCTGTTAGCCAAACCATTGTGGGCCGCATCAGCAACATGGGCGATGCCTGGGAACAGTTTATGAACACCATTGGCAAGACCGACCGCGGCGCAATCGGCAGTACCATCGGGTGGCTTACGGAGATGATACAAGGGCTTGAGGAAAGGTATATAAGACTGTTTTACTCAGTAGACCAACGTGCCGATCTTGGGGCAAACGAAATTGTTTCTAGAGCCCTAGGTAATTTCCAAGCTGGCGACAAAAACGCATTTAGGTTTCAAATCGACGAAATTAAAAACAAGCTTTATGCAGATTCCGTTGACGAACTGCGCGATGCAATGAAAGCTGCTGGAATCGAAAACACTGACCAAATAGCAGATGAAATCCGTAGTGCCGACAAGAACAGCGTTATCAATAAATTCACTTTTTTGGGAAACTTAAGAAAAAACTTTACTGGCAAGGATGACGATGTAATTGCCGAAAGGCTTAAAAACGCTGAACTGAACGTCAGAATATATGCTTCAGCATTAGCCAAGCTAGAGGAAGCCGAGCGTGCCGCCCTCCAAAAGCAGCCGCTCGACAAGCCGGCTGCCGAGATGGCCGACCAGGCCAGCGCCATACGCGGCAACAGTAAGCCGCTGAACATCTATGTCAGTATCGGCAAGGTGGCGGAAAAGCTGGAGGCCAACTACAGTACCGCAGCTGAAGCATTGGACGACTTGGCATCTCAAGTGCAAGAGGTAATCAGCCGCGCCGCCGCTGGGGCCATTCAAACGGTGGAAAGGGGGTACTATGGCCGGTAACGACTATAAGCTACCCATTCATCGTAATCTGCTGGATACGGTGCGTGCGGGTATTGCCTCGCCATTCGGGTTGGCCGTGCCGTATCCGCTGTTTCTGATTCAGGCGCTAAAGAAGGCCGTACCCTTTAACGTGGACTTCGGCAAGCCGCTCATCAAGCTGGAGAACACCTATGCCCGTTTTGATTTTGGAGATGATGTAGACGGCCTGCCGCTGGTGTATTCACTCAATGTTACGCAAAGCAATAATTTCGCGCGTACCAATTTGCCCGGGCGTAAAGGCAGTATTAAGGAGGGCATCGCTCAAAACGATTTTACCATTTCCATCCAAGGTAACATTGTTAATACCAAATCCTTTCCAGCCGAAGCGTACGGGTCGCTGAATAAATATTCCGGCGCAGTGGACATCTATGATGAGCAGCCGCCACTGACAACCATTGCGGCGTTAAAGAAACTGGCCGATCTCAAAGCGCCTCTGAAGGTAATCAACCCTTTTTTGAACCAGGCCTACGGCATCTACTATATAATGTTTGAGCAGGTATTTTACACAATTGAAGCGGAAAGCTACAGTGTAGTGCCTTATAGCATCAATGCAGTGAGTGATTTTGGCCCTAACGACAAACTCGAAATAAAATGAAGATAAAGGCTAACGGCAGCTATGCAACCCAGGCGCGACCGACAGGCGGGAACATTTCCGCGCCGCCGTTGCCGCCCTTCCTCGCCCCGCCCACGCCGGGCATTCCCACATATACCTACATAGCCTTTGCAAAAAATCAAGATCCGTCGGGCGCGGACTTCTTCTACAACAGCAACTTGCGGCCCGAAGTTGGCGGCAATTACGATACTGCCTACATGTGGGTAGCTATCCGTACCAGCGATGCCCCGATAACTTCACCCGGGCCAGCGGATTTCGCTGGGCGCTGGTTTCCGATTGGCGGCACTCCAGCACCACCTTACGACTTCAAAACGGCTGGCAGCATCAATCTCAATGGTGCCACGAATAACCAGTGTTTCCGCGCACCGTCTTTTGTAGGACAAGCCATCCCATCGCAGTTTACCTTGGTCTATTGGCTGAATTTGCGTTCGCTCCAAAATGTTAACGTACTGTTTTCGCTCGCGCAAAAAGCGGATGGCGCGAGCGACCAGTTCTTTGCAAGAGTTCGCACATACCCCAGCTACCCTACTGATAGGAGTATTTATTTGTCGATAACAACGCAGAATGGCGTATCTGCGACAGACGAAATTTCCGACGGCACCAACGTAAGGCTTACGCTGGGTCAGCGCATAATGTTGGTTCTTACCCTTGACAATGGCTACTTTGAGTTTTGGCAAGATGGGATGCGGGCTTTGACCAATGGGGTAAATGGTGTACAACTCAATGCCGGCCGCATCCCTACTACATTCGGCGGCTTTGATTTTGGCCGCATACCGGAGTACGATACCCTGTGCTCAGACCAAGCCATGGACGAGATTTCATTCTACAACCGCATCTTGGCACCGGCTGAAATTCAACGCCTATGGGGCAATGGGCAAGGCGCTTCGGCGGCCGGTATAGCGGGCCAAATGGCTTATTGGAAGTTTGACGAAATGCTGGTGGACGGCACGGGCAATTACGTACCCGATGCCAGCGGTAATGGCAGGAAGTTGTATGCACTAAATGGCGCTAACTTAGTATGAGCTACGTAATCATTCCCCAAAACCAGTTGGCAGCAATGCCCAATGCGCCAGCGCAGCGCGACGATTACCAGCTGTATTTCAGCGGGGCGAAGCAGTATTTACCCTTTACAGGGTTTGGGGTTGCGCACGGCCATGAGGCGATGACTGCCTTGCTGTTGAATGGTTACGTTTTTGCCACTAAGGGCGCGGCGCAGCAGTGGGTGGTCGATCATGGGGGACTTATCGGTGCGCCCATTACGGTGAGCGAGATATTGATACGGGGAGGCAGGGCAACCAAGATCGGCGAGATGGTAACAGACAAGGAGGTACTGCGGGTGAATAACGAGGGCTTGGCCAAGCAGTTGCTACAGTCGGCTGGGTTTAATGTGGAGGGCTTCTAGAGATGTATTTGAACTTGGGTGCAACCATCGAGTTAGGCTATCCCAATCCGCGGGTGATCAAGCGGATTATCGGGATCGAGCTGTACTCTACCTGGCGTGAAATCGGGGAGCGGTGCCGCATAACGCTGCCGCGGTATCTTTCCTTGGCAAGCATAAATCAAATCGACACAGACGAAAAAATAGTAACCCCAAAAAAAACTTTTGGCGTACAAGACTTGGAGCAACAAAAAACAGACGTTAACGGTGGGGTTTCGGCGGGGCCGCTGGCTTTCAGCATTGAGCTGGGCACACCCATCGTCGTCCGCCTAGGCTACGACAACATAACCCCCGAGCTGCCCATCGAATTCGTCGGCTACGTTTCGCGCGTCAGCCCCGGCACCCCTACCATCATCGATTGCGAAGACATAAGCTATTGGCTCAAGCGCAACAGCGTCGAAAGCAAATTCTTCAAGGGCCCGGTCAAGCTGCGCGCCCTGCTCGACCACGTCCTCAAGAATCTATCCACCAGGCAGGGGCCGCTTAAGATAGACCTTGACACCGCGCAGCTTACCGATGCCGACTTCGGCACCTACCAGTTTATCGACAAACCCACGGTATTCCAGGCGCTTAACGAAATCCGGCGCACAACCGGCCTGGCGGTCTACTTCCGCCAAAAGGACGCGGCCAGCAACCCCAAGCTCTACATCGGCCTGCCCTACCAGGAATACAACCGTGCCAAGCCGCTGGGATCGAACAGCGCCGCCGATGTCATCCTTTCGCTTTATGGCGATGACTGCAATGTAATCGGCTCCAGCCTGGAATGGCTCAACCGCGAAACCAACCCCGTCCAGGTCATCGCCAAAAGCAACTATAAGGGAGCGGATAAGCGGCCGGCAACCCTGGTCGTCAAATACCCCGATACGCCCGATGCCAACCAGTGGTATGACAAGCGCGAGATACCCATGCCGCCGGGCATCAGCGACCCCAAGGTGCTGTTAGAGCGCGCCAAACGCGAATACGCTGTGCTAGCCTACACCGGTTACCGTGGCACCCTAACTTGTTTCGGCTTGCCCAGGCTGCAGCATAACATGGCAGTAGAGATACGCAATGAACTGCTGCCGTTCGTCAAAAACCCAGCCGTTTACATGGTGGACGGCGTACGCAAGCAATACGGCACCGGCGGCATCCGGCAAACGGTAGAGCTGGGCATGGCGGTGGAAGTGGGCAACATTAACGCATTTCAAAGCAGCTAGCCATGCAGCCACATACCAACAAATCATTGCCGTTTTCGCCCGAATTGATGGGCCGCATGATCGCGCAAATCGCGCGCGACTACGGCCTGCCCATGCCACAGGTGAATTACGGCACGGTGTTACGAACGGATGCAGAAGCGCTAACGGCTTTGGTGAATATTCAAAGCGAAAGCGGCGATTTGGAAGTTACCGCATCCGTGCGGTATGCCACCGACGCGGCGGATAGCGGCATCATAGCCATGCCTTCAATAGGCGCATCGGTGAGCATGCTGAATTTAGAGGGTCAGTATTTCATTTTTGAAAGCAGCTCGCTAAGCTCCTTTAAGGTCGGTGTGCAGAATGCAGGCCTAGTGTGCGACGGCATCCGGTGGCAATTTAACAACGGCAGCCGCGTGTTGCCCGACACCGAAAAACTGCTTGCCGAAATCCGCAAGCTGAATGAACAGGTCAGCACCATCATTCAAACGCTTACCGCCTGGGCACCCATTGCGGGAGACGGCGGCGCAGCCCTAAAAGCAGCCGCTACTGCCGCATTACAGCCACTGCCCAAACCCGACTTTAACAACCCCGAACTGGTCAACAACAACATTCTACATTGACTATGGCCACCGACATCTTGCTTCAATCAACGCCCAGCCAAGGTTACGACTTGCAGATACATGGCGGGGACTTCGTCGCCGGCCCAAGCGACGAACAGCACGTAGCGGTATGGCTGGCCAGCGCCCCCGGCCATTTTAAGCAAGCGCCTTTAATAGGCGCGGACTTGGGGCGTTTCCTGAAAACGGGGCAAGCGAGCGGTTCGCGTATCCTACAGTTCATTTCTGAAAATGCTGCACTAGACGGTTTACAGTTAAACGACTTGGAGGTAACATTTTAATGGCGACGCGAACCTACATCGTTAAGGACGGGCAAAACCTGCAGGACGTGGGCATTATGCTGCATGGCAGCGTGAGTGGGGCCGTTTATTTGGCGGCAGCGAATGGTGTCTCGCCCTCGGCGCAACTTGCCGCCGGTCAAGTGTTGTACTACGATGACACCATAATCTTGAACAGTGATTTGGTATCACAGATTTCAGGGCAACGCCTGGTATTGAACACGGACAGGCCTAAAACGCCGCTGCCGCTACCGATCGTTACCCTTGCCGCCCCAGTCATTACCAGCCCAGTTGATGAAGGCACTTACTTGGCCACGGCTACGCCGGTTAACTGGGATGCCGTCAGTGGCGCTACGTCTTACGACTACGAGGTATGGCCTGACAACTTGTTTTCAAACACACCGTTTCAAGAAGGCAACACCAGTGCCCTAACCTTCACCATCGGCAATATACTCACAGTAATATACGTCCGTGTCCGTGCCCGCAATGCAAGCGGAGTGGGTGCATGGGCGGTTTTAGGCCCACTTTACAGCGCAGCATAAACTATGGCACGTACTTTCGACCAAATTTATTCGCAAATCGACGCAGCCCGCGCCAACTATCCGGCTTTGTCTGGACTCAATAGTGTGAGCGCAACCGCGGTTTACAAAGCACTCATTTCCGTTTTTGCCTCGGCCGGTGTCGTACTAGAGCAATACTTTGACCTCTTCAAGCAAGACCTTAAGGAACTGGCTGCCGCGGCCCAGCCAGGTACAGCCGCTTGGCTGGCCACTAAAGTCAAGGAGTTTCAATACAGCACTACACAAACCTATTTCTTGACATATACTAACGGCACAATCCAGTACAACATCATCAACCCAAGTGATAGGATTGTAACCAACGTGGCCGTTGTGGAATTGGCCGGTGGTGGCGTGCTGATCAAAACCGCTAAAACAGCTGGTAGTACACTTGTTCCCCTCAGTAATAATGAGCGTAACGCGTTACAAGCCTACATGAATCGGCTCAAGTTCGCGGGAATGAATCTAGCTGTCCAAAGCCTAGCTGCTGACAGCCTGCGCATATACCGTAACGTCGTTTATATGGGCACCATTTCCCAAACCGCCATTCAGACACAGGTGGAAGCAGCGATAAACAATTACCTGTCTAAGCTGCCATTTGACGGCGTGGTGCAGGACACGAGTATAGACGATGCCATTCAAACCGTGCCCGGCGTGGTGGACATTCCGACGGGCTACACGCAACTAAACGGTCAAACAATCAATGGACGTTCCACTCTTCCCGCCGGTTATGCTGTCATTGATGGCGCGAATCCCCTCTCTTCCACTTTAACCTACGTTGCAATATGACACAAGATAACGTGTATCAGTATGACGTGCGAGAGGGCGCAAGGCAAGCGATACCGCCAGTGTTGCGCGAAAACGTCATGCTTGCAACCGCTTCTTGGCTGCTCACCCATTTGGTGGAACTGTTTGAAGATTTTAAGGCAGCCCGCGCCGCGGCGCTGGCACAACTCACCTATACAGGGCAGGTGATTCAAATGGAGCGCTATTTGAACAACCTGTACTATAGCGCGTGGAACCCCAACGGCACGAATCCCATAACCATTTTAGACGGGCCGGGCAACAACATACTGCGGGCATCGATTAAAGACGAAAGCATCCCGATCGTGTTCGGCACGCAGTCCACCAATCAATATGCGCGCATGCCGATTGTGGCCACCGGTGGCACTTCGCAGCCCGCATTCACTGTCAGGGTGCCCAGCACATTAAGTTACGTGCCTTCGCAGCTTATTGCACAAATCAAACTTGTTTCACCGGCAGGCATGCCTTTCACCATTGTTACATACTAAGCAAGCACACAAATGGACAAACTAAAAACAAACCAAAATGGCATTTACCGGTTGTTCGTTGACCGCGATTTGGGATACATGCAGGATAGCTTGGCGTTAGGCGCTAACGCCACACTGGATGGCATGTTGCAATTCGCCAATACAGCCACGCCAAGCACGCCTGATAATTGCTTCATTATTTCGGGATGTGTTGCCAGCGGCACAAGCCTCAGTGCTGGCTGGATATACTACAAGGGTGAGGTGCTTCAAGTAGATGCCCAAACTATTTCTGTTGCCCGCCCGCTTGTATTCACGGTGTCCGACAATCCGCATCCAACGCTTGACCCATCGACGATGGATGACCTAAGTTCGGCTAACATCCATAGGGTGCGCCGTGGGGTGATGGTAAGCGCTGCCGGTGATTCGGCGGCGGGCACGGACGCGTTCAGGTGGGAAGATATTACCCGGGACATGGCGGCAATTTTGTTTGAGCCGCGTTGGGTTTTCGACCCGACCCTGCTGAATGCCTTCGGCAGCAATGGTAAGGGCACCGGCAGTTGGCGGCGCTGGGCGTTGTGCGACGGCAGAAACGGCACCCCCGATTTACGCAAGCGCGTGGTGGTAGGACAGGATAGGTCGGTTAGCGGCAGCACGGTAGACACTGATTTTTCTGCAATTAACAACGCTGGTGGGGCAAAAAATGTGTTGCTCACCGCTAACCAAAGTGGCCTTCGTGAACATGCCCACAAGAGTGGCGACCCAGGGACAAACAACGCCGCAACAGGGGGCACCAATCAGGTTGTCCCAGTTGACAATAGCGGTTCGCTCAACACCTCAAAGGCGGGCCCGTTGGATGCAATTGAAGCGCACGAAAACATGCCTCCATACATTGTGTTGGCACCGGTTTGCAGAATTGTTTGATACACAAACAAATGGATACTGACTTGCAAACACTCAAAGAAGATGTGCTCAACCTTGATAAAAAGGTTGACAAGGTACTGGCCGCTTTAACTGGCGATAGCTACGGTAACGAGGGGTTGATTGAGAAATACAAAGACCTTAAGGCCGAAGTAAAGCGCCTGGACGAAAAAATAGAGGAACGTGTAGCCCAGCGTGTGCAGCAGGTTAACGATTTGAAGGAGTTGATTAACGCCAAGCATTCTTTGGCGATGGAAAAGAATGAAATGGTAGTGCGCAAAATCTCAATATACGGTGGCGGGATAGCCGTTATCGCTTTCGTGCTCCCGATTGTTGTAGGCGTTATTCTACATTTTTGGAAGTAAGCAAACAAAAACATGATACAGAAACTGATTGACCGCTGGAAGGCAAAAACGCCTCCACTCTTTAAGGCGTTGCAACGTTTATGCTTGGGCATTTCTGCCAGCGCCGCGGCTGTGTTGGCGCTTAGCTGGGTGCCCGAACAACTAAAGGTGATTGCCGGATGGGCGCTAGGTGTTAGCACTGCGCTTGCGACCTTCTTACAGTTCACACAAGACAAACCCAAAGAATGATGTACCCCGAAATCTTTCTACAAACGCCGAATGTGGGCCCGTGGCCCTGTTCGTGTGAAGGCCTACTACTGCACCATACTGCCGGTTCGTATGGCGGTGCAGTAGCGTGGCTATGCAACAAGACAAGCGGTGCAAGCGCACACGTCGTGATTGCCAAGAACGGCCACCGCACCGTGCTTGCCGGTGATAGGCAGCGCACGTGGCATGCTGGTGATAGCATTTGGAAGGGCCGTAAAGACTGCAACACCTGGATGATGGGCGTTGAGTTTGAAGGCGACACTAATCAGGCACCTTTGACTAAAGAGCAGATTGAGAGTTTTTGCGAGTGGTTTGCGCCCCGCAAGCTAAAGTACAACTGGAAACTTGAAGGCATCACCGATCATCGCACGGTTACACAAACCACGATAAGAAAGGTTGATTTGAAAGCCAGTGAATTGCAGCGCGTGTTAGATGTGCTGAAACTAAAGTTTTATAACCATTGAAAAACAAAACAAACTGGTTTCGGGTAGTGGTTTATTTGGCCGTGGTAGCCTTTTGGCTATTGGTCATGTTTGCCTTGCATGGTTGCTGCCCCAAGATTGTGCCGCTTGAGAAACGGGTTGAGTTCCACGACACGCTCATCGTTACCAAGCCCGCAAAGGTGGACACGCATTTTGTGCTGAAGGACGGCGAGGAGCGCGTGATTTATAAGGACAAATTGCGCATTGAAGTGCAGCGCTTGCGCGACACTTTACGTGTGGATGGTGAGTGCAAGCCCGATACGGTTACCGTACAAGTGCCGCTCTATTACGAGAAAGAAGCGGTTATCAAAACCGAACGCGAAACGCCTTGGTGGAATTGGCTTATCATTGGTGTATTGGGGTTGGCCATTCTTATTTTAGCATTAAAGAAATGAGTAAAGCCGCTAAACACCGCCCACATCTCACCAGCGCCGAAATGGCTGTGCAGGACTTGGCACGTACTGTGGGCGTTGATAAAGCAAGGGAGGTATTGCAACAACTTGCCGTTGGATTTGACGGCCGCAGCTTCCACCCCGTTACTGTGCCCACCGACGCATTGCTGGATGTGCCGGATAGCGTCGCCAAGGAGTTGCCGCCCTTCGTGCTCCCCAACACACAGAAATGGACGGTGCTAATTCTGCCCGACGTACACGCACCGGCGCACGATAAGGAGAATCTAATACAGGCAGTCCGTTATGGCGTGGCGCACGGCTGTAATGCTTTGTGCCTGCTGGGCGATGCGGTAGATAATTACAGCCTCTCGCGTTATCGCAAGAACCCCCATGCCTTGCGCTTTACCCAAGAGATGGAAATTGCCAGCAGGCTTTTTAAGGCCATCGGCGAATGCCACCAATGGCAACTCAAGATTTATAAGGTCGGCAACCACTGCGAACGCCTAGACCACTACCTGATTGACAATGCCCCGCAGATGTTCCAAGAGGAAGGTATGGCGCTGAGGCACTGGCTCAAGCTGGACGAACTAAGTTACACCCTCGTGCTAGGGCAGCAACACATTTGGGCCGGTAAGTGCACGCTGATTCATGGCCACGAGATAAAGGCCGGTGGCAGCGTCAATCCGGCGCGCAACAAAATGCTGCGGGCGTACGATAACATCGTGTTCGGCCACCACCACACCACGGGCAATTCGCCCATCCGAACCATACGGGGTAAGGAAATGAATGCTTGGGCGGTGGGCGGCTTGTTTTCGTTAGCGCAAGAGTATGCTCTAACGAACCAGTTTATCCAGGGGTTCGCCATTTTGGAGGTTGAAACTGACGGCTCATTTACGATGCACAACAAGCGCTTCATAGATGGCAAAATCCACAGTGTTTGATGATGACGACTACCCGTCCGCGCCGCACCTGCAAGGCGACCATTACGTGCTTACCAGCGACGGCAATGGCGCGCCCTTGTCGGTGGTCGGCTTCAAAGCAAATAACACTACGGTGAACCAGCCTAAGACCATACGCAGGGAACTTAAAGAACTACGGCAGATAATCGAAGAGCTAAACCAAAAACTAAGTGAAAAGGCAAACTGAAATGGTGTACAGCAAACTAAGCCACGCCCTTGCGGCGGTGAACCGCGTCCTGCTGCATGGGGTAAGGAGATATGGCAACGCTAATTTGCATGATGCTCGGCGTGTGCGTGAGCATTTGGAACATGCCAAGGCCCATATCGATCATGCGCTGGCCGGTAAAGTGAATGATAGTGAGAGCGGCCACCTCCATTTGGAGCACGCCGCAACACGGTTACTGTTGGCCGTTGAAGCTATTCACCATGAGGCGGCTAAGCAAGCGCCGCCGCGCAAGGTTAAAGTACAGTTACAAGGCTCTTAGGCCTGTAACGCAAGATGTGCTCATGCCCTGGGGTCGCAAGGCCTTGGGGTTTTTTTATGCAACAGTGTTACATAATCCATACGCATAAATACGTATTTTATAGATTTTATTCTATTTTTTTGACTAAAGCCCCAATAGATGTTAGAATATAATCTATATTTATTCCGTCAATCAATTATAACACTCGACCGCCATGAACGCTGCAACAACCCAACCAAAAGGTATCCAGATTGTTGATAACCTGCTAAGTTATGAGAAAGAAAGGTATGTGGCTGAATTGGCCAAGTTGCTACGTGAATTGGTTCTGCCTCTCATTGATCGAAACTTGATAGGGTATAAAGCATTTAATCACGTTTTGGGGTTACTTGAATTAGGTATTTCGATCAGTAAAGAGCAATTCGATGAAGCAAATAGAATTCTACTAGAGGCTGAGTTTAAATCCTCAACGAAACCTAATGCAAGCGCTCTCTACGCAATTTGGGCGGCTAGTGCGGCAATTAGCGCTGCCTATCAACCCTCGGAGATTAGAACCAAACATGTTCTGAACAATATCCGGCAGGCTATAGTTCTAGATGATCATGCTCGTTTACCAAAGTCATATCTGAACCAAATTGTTTGGCTAAAGATCGAAGAGCAAATTCTACCTTTAACTAAAACAAAAGGATATGAATCAACAAGTTTACAACGACACCCTTGAACGCCTAGGTATAACCATTGCTGAATTGCGCAAGCGCCGAGGCTTGAACCAAGAACAGTTGGCCAAGGCTGCTGGCATGCATACCGGCGATATTTCAAACATTGAATCTGGCCACCGAAACATAAGCGTCAAGACGATGCTTAGGCTGGCCACGGCGCTTAGGGGCCGTGTCAAAATATACTTTGAAATAGACGCGGGCGTGATGCCGCAGCAGCCCGAGCAGATGAATTAAAAACCCCGCATGGAATCAGCAGGCGGGGTTTTTTAACCAAAAACCTATGAAAAAAAGTTGCGGCGGCTGGAATTGAACCAGCTATCTCAGGGGTATGAAGCCTGCGTGCAACCGTTGCACCGCGCCGCTGCGCGTATAGCGTTTGGACTTGAACCAAATCCACCGGAGGGGGGCGCCTTCATTGTACGTAGTTGTCCCAGCCGGTATGCAAAGACCCTCACAACTCGCTATACGCTGCAAATTTATTACTTAGTTGCACCCCATGTTGCACCCCTGCATTAAAAAACCCCTAAATAGGGGTTAAAACGTAGGTTTTTGTGGTGATGGAGGGAATACGTTTCACGTGAAATTCGGCGTTTTCACCTATGCTGAGAGTCGATTACCATGCCAATTGGCCCTTAGTTGCACCTTTAGTTGCACCCCCTTTCCAACCCTTGCGCACCGCGTCCAGGGTTTCGTTTTCGTCGGGCTCGACGTACTGGCTAAGCTGGGCCAGGTTGGAGTGGCGCAGCACTTTAATCACTACGTTCGCTGGCACATCGAACTGCATGCTCAGCTTGGCGAAGGTGTTGCGGCCACGGTGCATGCTCAACAGTTGCCACTTGGGTAATTCTCTCACCCGGGTGCCTGATAGGTAGCGCTGCTCAACCCGCACTAGCGCGGTAAGCCCGGCCAGCCTGCCTATTGTCTTGAGGTTTTTGTTTAGCTTCTGCACAGCTCCTACTCCTTCGTCGAACAGCCGTTGTAAGTGTGGGCGCGCGGCATTGGCAACGTAAGCCTTGGGCGAGTAGCCGGTCATAAATTGAACCACAGTTTTCTTTTGCTCTATCGCGCGCTGAGTGCCTTTTGCCGGAATAAAAATTGCCGGCGAATATCCTATTGAGGTAAATGGTGCCCTTCCGGTTGTGTCGCTATAGAAGAAATCTTTATCATAGTATACTGAATACATCTCGGTGCCGTCAATTTTACGAAACTCGTCTTGTAGCAATGTATACTTTTGACGGTAACCAGGGTAATTGTATCCGTAATTATTTTCTTGATTGAGCAGTAAAACAGGCAAGTAATTCCATTGCCCATATGCCACGCCGCACAGCATGGCCAGTGTGATGAGGATGGTTTTCATATTTGGTTAAAATGGGGTTTGACGTTGTTTAACTATCCACGCTTCCTTTAATCGTGTGGCGTAGGTTTCTACCGTTGGGTAGTCGGGGTTAAGAGAAAGCAGTTGAATCCGGCGTTCTAGCAATACCTTAACTTGTTTCAGCGCAATAACCGAACCATCGTTATCCGCGTCGGGCAGGTAGCGCACGACGTAGAACTTGTTTGCGCTAAAATCAGTGGTAAGGGCGCGTTCACAAATTACTATATCTCCGTCGCTGAATTTTGGTTCCATTGAATCTCCGGCCACGATGAATGCCAGGGGTTGGGATGCAAAGCGAATGTTAACCACTTGTATGGTTGGGTATTCACGTAAGTCAATTTCGGTTATGGCCTTAAAGGGTTGCGACTGTATGCCTGCATACGCACGTAGGTCAACAATAGGCACATCGGATATGTTTCGTACCGGCACTGGGTCGGCGTTGGAGGTTGGGCGTTCGTGGCCAGGGGTCGGTTGATCGGCAATGCCATTAACAAACATTTCGCCGGTTCCTTCAATAAGCCAAACTGGGTTGACCCTAAATTTTTCTAGCAATGCGGCACCAAGTCTTTTGGAAATTCCAACTTTTCCACGTTCTACATCGGCAATAGATGTCACACCTACTTGTTCAGCTAGCTGCCTAGTTGTAAGACCGAGCGCATCTCTTAAAATTTTAAGTCGTTGGGCCTCAGTCATTTACTTTTATCGATAGAATTATATAATGATTTAACTTGCAATTGATGGAATTTTGCTATTAATTTGATGTAAATTCTAACAAAGATGCAAGGCGTACTAATAATTCCACACGGTTATCGGTCGCGGATAGCGAAAGAGCTAAACGTTCACCCAGCCGTTTTATCTCACGTTGTAAACTTTCCTGCTGAAAAAAAGGCTGCCATTGAAGAGCTGTTGCATTTAGCCGCAACCGACAAAATCGAATTCGAGCGCAAGGTGCAACACTACCGCGAGCGCTTTGCCAAGAAGGAGGCTGCGGTATGAGCCACGACGAGATGCAGGCCCAAATGCGCGTGGTGCGCGGCACCGCTGCAATGATGGATGCGTTCATGGGTGCCATTACGGGCCCTGTTAACCCCGCCGACGAGGCCGATTTCCAGCCTAGCGAGGCCCAGGGGGGCTTACCCGATGACCACTTATTCCCGCCGGTCGAGGTAAAGAGAATCGAGCGCAAGGCGACACCCGAAGAGCACGAGGGCAGGCTGGAGCCTAACGCCCGCATCCTGGGCACGGTTGGGCAGCCCGTCAATTTCCCCAGCCTGCAAGGGCTAGACCACCTCACCGCGGCCCGCGTCGAGGCGCTACTGGGCCACATGGACGATGTACTGCACAACCACAATGCGTGGCTGTACAGCGAAAAGGCCGACATGGCCGGTAACCTACTGGCCTATATACGTGCTGTGCTCACGGATTTCCACAAATCAAAGCAAAGGTAACAAAGTTATGTTGACAACAGCAAATGAGCCTATCGTAATAGGCCACAATGTTATCCGTCGCGACAAAGAAGGCCGATTCAGTCTAACCGATTTGTGGGCCGCAGCAGGCCGTGAGGCCAAAAGAACACCCAGCGACTGGCTACAAAGGGATGTGGCCAAAGAATGGGTGGAGTACGTGGCTGGCACCCGACCCCCAAAAATGGGGGTCGCCCTTAAAACCATCAAGAATGGCGCTAACCCAGGTACGTGGGCCGATTATCAAATAGCAATGGCTTACGCCAAGTGGCTAAGCCCAGCATTCCACGCCGAAGTGAACGAGGTGTACCGCCGCTTCATGGCAGAAGAGCGAAACCCCGACTTGGCGGTAGAGCGGGCTACGCTGAACTACCAGCGCAGGGGCAAAGACAATCTATGGATTGCTCGGAGGTTTAGCGGCATCGCCACGCGCAAAGGTTTGACCACTACACTAGCACAGCATGGCGTGAAAGGCGAAGGCTTTGCCGAATGCACAAACGCCATCTACCTGCCGCTATTCAACGCCGACGCAAAAGGCATTAAGGCTAAACGCAATCTACCCGAAACGGCAAGTACACGCGATAGCATGAGCATGCTGGAGCTAAACGCCGTGGCCTTGGCCGAATGCTTAGCGCAGCAGAACATCGAAAACAAGCAAGCAAGCGGAAATAAAGAGTGTGCAGGTGAATGCAACACCGCCAGCCGCCATGTGGCAAGAGCCGTTTCAAGATCACTCAATCCTACACCCTTACCGATATGAACTCGATGACCTACAATCAACGTCGCATCGAATCCTTTCTGCGCACTCGCTTCAACGCCAAACCAGGCGTGATAAAGGCAGTGGCAGAGCGTAGCACGCGGTTCCTGAGCGATAGCGCCAATCTAGAAACCGTCGACCGCAAGCTGTGGTGCAAGCAATTCAAAGCCGTTAAAGCCGCATAAGAAACCCAACTGACAACCACAAAAAATAGCAACCACGATGAGCACAGAAAAGATTTACACCCAGGCTGATATTGATGCCGTAAAAGCTGGCAAATATGGTTGGTATCAGTTTCCTAAAGGTTCTTACTCTAAAGATGTAGTGTTGCCCAGCAACGCGGACTTCCAAGGCAACGCGGACTTCCAAGGCAACGCGGACTTCCAAGGCAACGCGCACTTCCAAGGCAACGCGGACTTCCAAGGCAACGCGGACTTCCAAGGCAACGCGCACTTCCAAGGCAACGCGCACTTCAAAGGCTACGCGTACTTCCAAGGCAACGCGCACTTCAAAGGCAACGCGGACTTCCAAGACTACGCGTACTTCCAAGGCAACGCGGACTTCAAAGGCAACGCGCACTTCAAAGGCAACGCGCACTTCCAAGGCAACGCGGACTTCCAAGGCAACGCGCACTTCCAAGGCAACGCGTACTTCCAAGGCAAAGCGTACTTCAAAGGCTACGCGTACTTCCAAGGCAACGCGCACTTCAAAGTTTGTCCAAAATTTGCTTCAGAGGCGAAAGCAAAAGAAGTTTATTGGAATTGTTTGATTCCAGTGCCATCACAGCTTCATTACCAGTGGTTGCTTCCTTCAGAAAACCAAAGGGAGTATTGGCGGGATAGAATTAATGAAGTCCTGTTATCGGAGAGCGATTTACATGAAATGGTATGCCTTGCTGATTGCTACAGTCAAATAGGTCAAGAACTGCTTCCTTACCTACCGGCATTGAAAAGTTACAAGTACTGGGCACCGGTTGAGCGGCAGTTTGTGGAAAGTTGGTACAAAAAGCTTATTGCTAAAGTAGCCTAGCTGTGCCGCCCTTTACACCCACACCCGAGCAAGAGCGATACGCCGACTACCTAGTAGAGCGCGTCGCGCAACGTGTGAACGGGATTATTAACAAAGAGCGCCATGCATCACTGCATTTCTTTTGGAATCAACTGATAAAGGGCATTCACCTGCTAACCCCAAAAATCCGTAAAGCACTAACTCAACAAAAAGCCGCATGAAGACGATTAGCAATCCCAAACCACTAAACCCAGGAGAATGGGCACTCGTTATCGTGATTATCCTCTCAACTATTTTTTCAATCTTTTCAAACCTAGGCTAACTATGAGCACATTATTTTTTTCTGCCGACCACCCCTACTGGGAACTTCACCCCGACAATCCGGCGCGGCAGCCATTACCCGAACCTGAAATGGTGTGGTGCGATATGTGTTGTGAGCGATTTGAACTAGACGAAATGGTGCCATTCGGCAAGGTTTACATTTGCGAATCCTGCGCCCAATCCGAAGGGCTTTCCGATTCTAATCCAATTTGTTCAAGTATCGGTTGCCAAAACTTAGCTACAGAAACACTTTACAAAAAGCCCTACTGCAAGCTATGCGCGGACATCGTTAAACCCGAATTGATTCAAGCCATTCAAAAGGAAGCGACTATATGCGCCAGGTAGTTGATTACTGGGTGAGCGACGACAATTTGTTCGACCATGTGATGTGCATTGCGCGCACCGGCCAGCTTTACTGCATGCCTCCTGAGCACCAGCAATACTTGGCGGGCTTGGCAAACCACGAACGCAAGCTGCATGGCCTACTATACAGCCTAAACTGCGCGCCACACGACCACTACACCAATACCAATGAAGGAGCAATTTAACCCTAACCCACATACACATGAGCACAGCATTAGAAACAATTCAAGCAACGGAAGTAACAATAACGCCTACCGCGCTTGAGAGCCAAACGCGAGCCGAGATAGATGTGCAAATCGCAACGGCTAATCGGTATCCGCGCAGCTTGACAAAATTTACAAACGAGGCAACAGGCTATGTTACCCTATCGCCCGAAATCGCCGACGGCTGTATTTACGCATTGCCGCGCGGGGGCAAGGAACTAGAAGGGCCTAGCATTCGATTCGCCGAAGTGATAGCCAGCACATGGGGCAACTTACGTTGTGCCGCCCGCATCGTAAGCGAAGACGAAAAGTTTATAACGGCACAAGCTATTGTGCACGATTTACAAACTAACGTGTGTGTTGCCGAAGAGGTTCGCCGCGCCATCGTTGGTAAAGACGGACGGCGTTACAACAACGATATGGTAATCGTTACCGGCATGGCCGCCAAATCCATTGCTTTGCGCAATGCGATTTTGAAAGTAATTCCGCGTTCAGTATGGGAACCGATTTACAAAAAAGCTGAGGCCACTATCACTGGTGGCAAAGATGTTGAAACGCGTTTGGCTGCTGCATTCCAATTCTTTTTGGACAAAAAGGTGCCCGAGGCCAAAATACTAAATGCCCTGAGCATTAGTTCGCGCGCCGAACTTAATCAAAACCACTTGCTTACCTTAATTGGTTGGGCCAATTCAATTAAGGACAACCCAGGCAATCTGCAAGATATTTTTTCAGAGCAAAAGCCAACCAACTCGCTTGAAATAATTGGCTTGCTACGCAGCGAGGCCACCATTAAATACGCCAAGCAAGTTCCCGCTAAGCAATTGGAAAAAATGTGGGACGATAGTGCTCAAGACGAAACACGCCTACACGAATTACTGCACGACTTCCTAACCAGTAATACTAATGGAAAGTAAGCCACCATACGACGAAGTTAAAGCAGTAAACCAAACCTTGCTGAAGGAGTTTATGCGCTCGCCCTACCATTTCAAATTGATGTGGAACGGGATTTTGAAACGCGAACCAACACCTGCGCTGGGCTTTGGCCACGTGGTGCACATGGCCGTGTTTGAACCGATGCGATTTGATTCCAGCTACGCACCGCTTGACGAAGCCACTGATTTAAGAACCAAGGCTGGCAAGGAAGCAAGGCAAGCGATTATCGATTCCGGCAAGTCGCCCATTAAGCCACAAGAATATGAAGCAGCGCTACGTATCCGCGACGAGGCTTTCAAGCACCCCATGCTGATGAGCATGCTGGGCGATGGCACAACGGAAACAGAATGGTACAACCAAGTCAACGATGTGGCTTGTAAGGGCAGAACCGATTGGCATCACCCGTCAGTGGGCATTTTAGATTTGAAGACTTGCGAAGACGCAAGCCCGCATGAGTTTGCCAAAGATGTGTGGCAATACAAGTATTATATACAAGCTGGCATGTATACTTTACTAACCGGCCTGGATAGATTCTACTTTGTAGCAGCCGAAAAAAAGCCACCATACCTAGTTGTTGTCTATCAACTGAACGAAGAATACCTGATATACGGGCAGTCTAAGGTGCGCGACCTACTTACTCGCATCAAGAAATGCTTTGAGCACAACGACTGGCCGCGCTACGAATACTGGCAAGACAATCAAAACATTTTAACCCTTAACCCGCCCGCTTGGGCACAAATATGAGCACAAACACATCTGTTTTCGTGGACGTTCGCCACGACTTTACGGACGAAGAAAACCTTGCTTTTGGCCGCAAGATGAGCGAATTGCAGGAAGAAGTAAACGCGCTTGAGGAAGAAAAGAAGGCTGCGAAAACCTTCAACTACACCACCTTCCCTTCGCTATGCGAGGGCCATCTGCCCAAGGGCACTGGCAACACGCTGAGCGACCGCGCCCGTGAGCGTGCATACCTCGAACTGCACAACGGCCCTGCTGAAAAAGTGCGGGCGGAGAAGATGCTCAGAAATCGTTTATGGAAAAAGCTCTAAAGCAACCCAATGCAAACACCTAATTGCCACCCACTTTGCGAAGCCCTAGAATGGGGGCAATTCGCATTGATTGTGGTATTGTATTCAGCCTTTGCCGCTTTGCTTATCGTTAAAGCATTCGACCTTTTTGTTTACTCCAAACGCAAAAGAAAAACCCATGCCTAGAAAATCACGCCAAGCGATCGTGGACGAGATGGCTAAGCGCGGAACCGAAAAGTTGTTGGCCGAGCTGATTTTTGAGCAGCAAGCCACTAACCTCAAGCTTGACGAGCAAAACAGCCTACTGCATAGTATCTGGCGCGAGTCGTTGCCGGGCCGCCATGATCGTTTGGCTGAGGGGTTATACGTTGCCAAAATGGCCTCACTTTCTTGGGATAGCCTTAAAGACAAAGAAACAGTTTATAGCAATGACGTTAATAAAGCAGCCTTGAATAGGGCGAATCCCTAGTAACAACTAACCACTTAACCACACCATAACCATGCAACCACTACGCGCATTCCACAACGACCCGGAGTTAAAGGCCCGCAAGCAGGCCGAGATGAAGGCGCACCGACAGGCTGACGAGTTGGCCCAAGGCTTTTACTTTTCCAAAGAAAATGAGCCATTCAAGGGCTGTAGCGTCGGCTGCACACTTGGGGTAAGGTGCAATGATCCTCATGAAAGATACCCCGAATTGTTAGGCCTGCCCTCTTGGTCGGCCTATATACAAGACAAGATTTTTGAGGGCTTGCCATTCACGAAAGCTGCCCAGTTTAGTGAAGACTTCTTAGATGCCATACCGGTAGGTAAAACCAACTGGGATGACACCAAGTTTAGAACACTAGCGCGAATACTGCGTGAGGTAGTAGTGCCAAGTATTGCCGAAAATTTCACAGAAGTGCGTAACATAGTTGAGCGTGTGGCCAGCTTGTGCGATAAATGGCGCACTACAACAAAGGAAGGTTGGGCTGGGGCTGAGGCTGGGGCTGGGGCTGCGGCTAGGGCTGCGGCTGCGGCTGGGGCTGCGGCTGGGGCTGGGGCTGCGGCTGGGGCTGGGGCTGCGGCTTGGGCTGGGGCTGGGGCTGCGGCTGCGGCTGCGGCTTGGGCTGGGGCTGCGGCTGCGGCTGCGGCTGGGGCTGCGGCTGCGGCTTGGGCTTGGTCTGCGGCTGCGGCTGCGGCTGGGGCTGGGGCTGCGGCTGCGGCTGGGGCTGCGGCTGCGGCTTGGGCTTGGGCTGAGTCTTGGGCTGGGGCTGAGGCTGCGGCTAGGGCTAAGGCTGCGGCTTGGGAGCGAATCGCCCAAATCTTTCTTGAGGAACTGGCTCGTTTAGATTAACCATGGCCAAACTACCCTCATTTCAGTTTTACCCAGGCGATTGGATGAAAGACCCCAATCTCAGGCGCTGTTCTAGGGCGGCTAAAGGGCTTCTCATGGACTTATTATGTTTAATGTTTGAGTGCGAGGAACGTGGCTATTTGATTTATGCCAACGTGCCGTGGCCTGATGACGACATCGCTGCTGCCGCTGGGGGGGATATAGCTGAGAACCTTATGTTGCTCCACGAACTGTTGGCGAAAGGTGTCCTCTTACGTGATGAGCGGGGTGCGATATGTTCTCGCCGTATGGCTCGTGATGAACAAAACAGGCAAGCCCACCGAGAAGCCGGTAAAAAAGGGGGTAACCCCAATTTGGTTAACCAAAATTCAACCAAAACTCAACCAAAGCCCCAACCAAAGCCCCAACCAAACCCCAACCAAAGCCCCAACCAAAGCCCCAACCAAAAACCAACCCCTTCATCTTCATCTTCATCTTCATCTTCATCTTCATCTTCATCTTCGGATTATACCCCCCCTACCCCCCCAAGGGGGGAAAGCGCGCAAGCGCGCGAACCGGTTTTTGAAAAAAAATCGAAGCATGGTTTTTCGGAAAATTCCACGTTAGCCGAAAGCGACAAGGAAACCAAAGAACTGGGCGCGCCGATTTTGAACGCAAACGGGCCGCCAAGCAACGAACACAACACGAGTGGGGCTGGACTTCCACTCAAAAACGAAAGTGCCGTAAAACGCGCCACAACGCAAAATCCAAAAATTGAAAACGAAACACCTTGTATGGCTCGTGATGAACAAAACAGGCAAGCCCACCGAGAAGCCGGTAAAAAAGGGGGTAACCCCAATTTGGTTAACCAAAATTCAACCAAAACTCAACCAAAGCCCCAACCAAAGCCCCAACCAAA